TTCTTCTTTGTTATCAAGAAGGCTTTTAACAATATTTGAGTCTGTCATGTTAGTTCTTTAGAAACTTTTTATAGGAACCATTTTTGTATGCACCCCAAGCATTAAGCCCTTGTTCATCATATAGTCGCTTGGCTGCAATTACATTAATAATAGGGTCATATAACTCTTCTTCAGATTCAATATCAAATACATTTAATAATCTGTCTCTATCATCTTTCATATTTAGTTGTAACAAACCTATAGAAAATTCTTTTTTCTTCTCAGGATCTAAACCAGATTTGACAGTATCAATCATAGGATCACCTGCCGATTCTGCCATTGAAACAGCAGCCATAATTTTTGCAATGTTTGGTTCAAAACCTACAGCTAATAACATTTCTTCTATCTTAGGTTGAGGTATTATTTTTGTCTTGTCTGTATCTTTTAAAATAACGTCTAATGCTTTTATCTGATTATTTTTTACTTCTTTCATATTTATTCTTTCAACTATTGGCATGACTAGCTCTTGTCCTACTCTTATCATATCTGGATTAGTAAGATTATTAGCTTCCATAATTGCTTGTACTGACGAGCCAAACTGATCTGCTAACTCACTTAAAGTATCTCCCTGTTCAACTTCAACTGTAGTAGGTGAGTCACCACTAAAAGCACTAGCTTCTAAATCATCACTTAGTAATTTTTCATTTCTTGTTTCTGTTTGATTGTCTTCAAAAGTTGCATTATAAAAATCAACATTAAAATTTTCAAATGATTTTATTTTTAAATTTTGACGTAACGATTCACCAGCAGGTGTAACTGAACCATTAATAGATACAACTGTAGTAGTTGGTCCTACTTGTAATTCATTAGTATTAACTTCACTAAATAACTTTGTATTTGTATCGTAAGTTAAAACTTTTTGTTCTTGTATATTTACTGTCTTGCCATCATCTTGACCATCTCCATCATCATCTTCTACAACTTCTTCAAATTCTATAGGTTGTGATAAATCTAAAGCTGGATCATAAAACTCATAATTACCAAACCTTTTTGAATTTTTTATTTTTCTTAAATTACCTAAATACCAATTTCTAACTGTTGTTCTCTGACCATCTTTATCTATCTGAGCATCAAGTCCTCCATTTTCTTTTACTAATTTTTTTAATTCTGTATTTAAATCTTGCATTTTATCTACGTCATCAGCATCTTTATAACTAACTACACCTGATGCTAAATTTACTTTTCCAATAGTTCTTTGACCATACTTTATTAACTCTTTCATTGCTGGAAATCTTTGTTCTAAAGTTTTACCTTCTGTTTTACTTAAATAAGTTTTTAATTTAGTATATTTTTCTCTGTCTGCTTTAGAAGCATTTGGTCCTAAAGCTTGCATGACATCTGTTAGTTGTATTAAAGCTTGACTCTGCGTTACTGTGCCTGCATCATATTCCGTTTCTAATTCAAAAAAGAAATCATCAACACTAAAGTTTCTAAGATCATATTGTTTATATAAAAATTCAATTTGCTCTGGGTATCTTTCAGCTAGTGCATCTAATGTATTCCCTATATTTTTAAAATAATTTAATGCTTCTTTACCATCTGTAAATTGAGTGCGAGAAAAATCCAGATTATTTAAAGTATCAGATATAGTATTTTGATCGCTTATTTTATTGTAATCATTCTGTTTTTTCTTTATATCTTCTTTCTTGTCATATATATCTGTTAGTAGAGTTTCAATTTTATCTTCACCATCTGCTATATAAAAACTACTTAAAGGCTGTTGTATTACATTTCCATTTTTTAATATTGTTTTTGGTCCTACTTTTAAATTACCTATCCAGTTAATATATTCTTCTACTTCTTCATAAGCCATGTCCATATCAAGATTATTGCTTTCATAATAATCAAGAATTTTTAATACATTTGTTTTTACTTGTCCTATCATTTTTGAAGGCGATACTGCGGTAGCAAGACCTCTGTTAACCATAGAATCTACATTATCTTGTAATTCTTCTAAAGCTAAAAATTCTCCCTGCGAAAGACCATTATTTTTTATTCTGTCTTTTTCTGTATAGTTATCATCTATTAAATTTAATTCTATATTGTCGTTATAGTTATCTATGCTAAACCAAGAATTTAAAACTGAATCGTTAAACAATATACTAGCTTGTTTAATTTTTGACTCTGCTAACTTTGTTTCTTGGTCGTTAAATACTTTTTGTATTGCAAGATTTTGTTTTGGTAATATATGTTCTCTTATTAAACTAGCTCTTATACCTCTTGTATTAGCTAGTTGTGAGCTTTGAAATTCAGTAAGTGCTTTATCAAAAGCTTCAGAGTTTACATCAAATTGAGATAAAGGTTGTTGTATAGTTGTACCATTTGGTAAATCAACATCTACAACATATTCATCAAAAAACTTTTTTGTTTTTGCTTCTTGTCCATTGGCTATATTGATTGCTAATTGTTTTTCTATTCCATATTGCATAAATCTATTTGTCCCAAGAAAATGTCTAAAAGTTTTTTTATCAGTATTTGCTTCTACTTCTTTTCTTATTTCTATAAGTTCTTTAGGTGATGCACCTGCCACTTTTAACATTCCTTCTTCTATATCTCTTTTTCTATTTTCTGCTGTTTTAACTTGTATAAATTTTTGCAATGTAGGATTTACTGTTGCTAACATTTCAGCCAAATCTTCCATGCTACTTTTTTGGATAGCAGTAACAGGTTGTACAAAAGTATTTACTGGTCTTCTAAAACTTTCGCCTGATGTACTAAGAAAACTTGATGACATAATTTTATCTATTAAAAATGTTATTTTCTAAAGAAAGTTCAGTACCAAAAGCACTTGAAGCAGCACCTAAAAGAATTGAACCTGTTGTAGGTATTTGATTGTAAGCTTGTATAGTATTACTTCTTAATCTATTTCTAATGCCTTGATATTCTGCTTCAGTTTCTTTTACATTAAATAAGTATTGTCTGTCCATAGATTCCATACTTTGTCTTATTTTTTCATTGTAGTTTGCACCTTGTCTTGCTTGATCCATTACTAATAAATTTGTAGTATTGCCAACTTGTCCTCTAGATAATAAAGCTTTAGTGGCTTTTAATGTATCAATAGTTTTAGCAAATTTATCTTGTCTAGCAGATACTTTTTTTTCTTCTAAACCTTCAGATAAACCTAGCTGTTTAGTTCTTTTGTTATCTTCAGCAGATTGTGTACCTTCTAATTCTTGTTGATAAGTTTGATTGGCAGCGTCTTTTGCAGCACCACGCATAGCAAGACCTTGAAAAAGACTTAAACCTCCACTAATAGCTGCTGGTACAGAACACATTTAGGCAATCCTCAGAAATTCATAGAATGGTTTTTCATGTTGACCATACTTTTCGTGATACTTTATAAAAACAAAACCGAGAGCTTCTAGCCACTTTATAGCAGCATGATTCTCTGCATATACAAAATTATATAGGACTTTATAAGATTTCAACAAATTATCTACCCATTCTCTACCTTTTCTAATAAGTTGAATTTTATATTTTTTATTTTCAAATAATTCATCTGTCATAATACACCATATACAACCATCTTTTATTACTCCACATAATCCCATAGGTTGATCTTTATCACCAGCTATAGTCAATACTTTTTCGCCATACAAATAAGACAAACGCAAAGCATCTTCTGGATCTTGTCCTGTTTGATATTTGCTTTCAAGTCGATCCATCATTCTCATGTTTTGACATACATAGTTAAGATCTGATAGTTTTGATTTTCTTAAATATCCCATTAAGCTCTTCTACTCCTCATGTGAAATACTCCTTCAAATTCTGCACTAGCTAATAAAGTAGGCAAAAACGTATTGTTCTTTACATCTATGTCTACTCTATCTGCCTTACTCATAATTGGTACTTTAAATGTACCTGTATCTAAATTAATCTGACCAATCGAAGCAGAAGCAGCACCAAGCAAACGACCAGTAAATTTATGTAATGATGTATCTCTATTCTCAGGTGTTACTTCTACTTGAAAGAAACCAGAATCTTCATACTTAATATAAAAATGATGTATTTGTAATCGACCACTAATAAGTTCAGAAGCACCTCCACCACCTTGAGTTAATCTTTGTTTACTAAATCTATAGTGCATTTCAAAAGGTTCACCAATAATAAATTTACTATTTCTAAAATCACCTGTTGCTGTAATTGTAGAAGTAGATCCATCTGATGTATTGGTAGTTGTAAGTGCTTGTCCTGATACAAGAGTTTTGGTATTTCCTTCAGCATCTACAAACGTACTTGTTTCATTACTAGCAAGATAACGACCAATAATATTCATGTTGGCTCTTAATCTATAAGGAACTGTAAATGTAGAAATACCAGTAGCAGAGTTATAAGCAACAGATACACCGCTAGTTGCTTCAGTTACTTTATGATCTAGATGATATTCAAAACTAGCATTAGGTTCTCTAAAGTTAGTTTCAAATGGTATCTTTTCTAAAGTCACACCATTAGCTTCTTCTACAACCAGTATTAAATCAGTACCAATAAAATCAATATTTAAAATTGATCTATTACTATTAAATGTATAAGTAAACCAAGCGTTTAATGCTTTGCTAAAACCTTCACCATATAACCATCTGTTTACATATAACTTGTTTGGATTTTCTGTACCAAGTAAAACAAGAATATCTTGGTTGTTTGATACTGCCATTTTAAAAATGCCACTTGGTATCAGTCTTGGTACATGAATTGTTGTGTTCGCAGCATCTTGGATTTGTTGACCACCTGAGATAATATATTCTCTGATACCTGCAAAAGAACCTTTTTTAGTTAAGAAATAAATAGAAGAACCAGAACCAACAGGCTGTGCTGCTGCGTTACTTTCAAACTCAGTTTGTACCAGTACGTTAGCTGTTGAAGGGGTAAGGTTATCTGCTGAACTTGATAATACAAATTGTGTTTGTTCAGAAAACAATATAAGTTTTTCTCCCATAGTTACTGCGTGTTTAAGTATCGCAACTTTTGTATGAGATGCAGCTACGTCTATGGGTTCAGTATCTAAAACTGATATAACTGTTTCTGGAAAGAAATTAAAAAACTCTGAAACTGTTGAAAGTATTACATTATCTGCTGCAAGAAATCCAAGTCTGTTTCTAAAGAAAAATACGTTATTAATCTTATTACCAATAAAAGAAGGATTTGGTGATGATACTAAATCACCTACAACACGTTCACCCCATTTAGGTAATGTAAAATTAACTCCAGATATTGTATATGTATCTCCATCTACTCTTGCAAATCTAAAATTACCATCAGCCTGACGTATAAGAACGTGTGGCATTGTGTCGTAATTAAATTTAAAAGGTATGCCAGCTTCTACTGTTTCTTGCCATTGCCCTTCTTCTAAAGCATTACCATTATTAGTTGTGAATTTAACATAGTAATTATCAAAGTCTGTACCTTCATCACCAACAATTTCTACTACATATCCATTAGGTGACACATTAGGAAGATCAGTAAACTGCTGTACTGTATCTTTGATAATAGTCATCTTTGTATTACCTTGAGAGTCGTTACCGTCTATTGAAAAATTGCTACCATCATTTTTTTTAATATGTATTACAGGACCATTTCTAGCAATCGTAAAACCTGTAAGACCAGAATTTAAACCACCTGCAAGATCAGAAGCTACAGTATCAGTTGATAAAGGATCATTACCAGTAGTGTCATCTGTAACTGTTACACCATCTACAGTTACCGAATAAGTTGTTTTAGATGTTGCTTGTTTTATAAATATAATTGCTTGAGTTATATTACTGGCACTATTTGATACTGCTGAATCCATTGCTGTTGTAATACTTGTATTAACAACAAAAGTGAAGTCAGCAATAGTTACTGTCTTCATTACACTTCTAGGGTTTGATGTATTTAAATAGTTAGTGCCATCTGGTTTGTTTACTGTTTTTTCTGTACCATCTAATTCAAAAACTTTGACATCACCATTACTAAATATTGCTACATACTGTTCATTGGCATCTCTATTTATAGTTTGTATATGAACATTACCAAGAGTAGAGTTGCTAATTCCAGCTAAAAATTGTGATCCTGATCTTTTTGAAAGACCAAGAACAGGGTTGCTATCAGCATTGTCTTGTATGTCAGCATGATCTGCTTGCTTCAAAGCATCAGAAGACTGAGATATACCTCTTAATAATGTAGGTATAGCTCTTGATATAACACCCATAGTTATCTAATTAAAGCACTAGAAGGATTGTAAGTATCAAACATACTGGTAAGAGAGGGATCACCTCTTAGTATATTGTGATCTCCGTTTGATAAATCAGTCTCCATTAGTATTGCTCTAGCTCTTTGTTCATCTTGTTGTGTATATGTTCTTAATGCTTGGTCACTTACAATTCTGTCAACAAATTTTCTTGCAGCTTGTATATTTATATAGTGTCTAGCTGGTTCTGGTATTTCATCAAAATCTCTAAAATAAACCACAGTACAAATTAAATCCTCATCAAATTCATATTTATTATTTTGTCTGTCATATAATTTTGTGC